CTCGTTACCAACAAATTTATTATCTACAACAAGACCAGCATATTTATCTTTAAATGCCTGCAATGACTGTTCTACGGTAGCATTTATATTGTCTGCATTTAGCTTTACCTCTGACTCTAGCTTGCCTATCTTTTCTTTTGCATCTTTCTGTACTTGACCGCTTAATACCTGTGCCTGCATCTCTACATTAGCCTTAATTTTAGCTCCTTTTGCAGCGTCAAAGTCTTTGCCTATTTTTTCAGCCATTTGGCTAGAAGCCTTTTCCATGTATGGCTCATAATCTTCTTTATATGTCTGCTTAAATAACTTATTAAATTCAGTTTTAACTTGAGGTGCTATTATCTGTTGTGCTACAGTAGATTTTATAGCGTTCTTCAGTGTAGATTGATAAAAACCATTTTCATCAAGTCCCATACCCTTTGCCATTTTTTTAGCAAATGCATCTATTTTTGTAGGGTCTGGAGATAGAACACCTCCTACTGTTGTAGTAGTGAAGTCTTGGTAAAAGTCTTTTGCGTAGTTTGTGATTCTATCTACCTCTGGCTTTACTTTTTGCTGAGCTAATTGTGCATTAGTAGCATACATGGGAAGCTGTTGCTCAAGCCTTGACCTTTGTTGTGTATTTATATCTGGCTGAGCTCCTTCCATCCTAGAAGCAGATAATGGAACTCTTGTAGCATTAATAAGGTCTTGAGCCTCTTTATATTGCTCTTGCGATGCCTCGTATTCCCTAAGTATCTCTGGATTTTGATATATTGTCTTAGGTCTTTCTTTGGGCTTAATTGGCTCTGCTGGCTTTGCTGTGGAGGGAACTCCTGCGGCAGGCTTTTGACTAGTCGTAGATGTTGTATACTCTAATTCTATATCCTCTGAGTCGTCTAAAGGCTTCTGTGATTCTATACCAGAATTTTTTTTTTCCTTCTCTACAGTTGCATCAAATGCTGAAAAATCTATACCCGTACTAGATTTTGGCGACTTTTCTTCTTCTGACTTAATTGCTGAATCAAATGCTGAAAAATCAATCTGATTACTTTTAACTGGCATCTATCTATTTTTTAATTTTCCGTAAATGGGGTTATTTTTTTTGCATCAAGCAACTCCTTTATAGCCTGTTCTTCTGTAATATTTCTAGCCTTCATATGAGCTCTTATACCAGCTTGTATTGCCGAATTATATGAAGATATCTTAAGTTGATTCCCGCTAGACTTGCCACCAAATTTACTTGTTTTTGTCTTACTTTTTGCTGGTATTGGAAAAGATTTTCCTTCTTCTACCTCTGCTCCAAAAGTCATACTTTCTCCCTTTCTTTCGCTGTCATACTTTTGTTGGAACTTAAATATATCGTCTCTGTCAAATGACAACCTATCTTCTATTTTAATAGCTTCTACTTTACCATTTTTTACTATCAAATTAATTCCATCTACACCAAGCTCATCTAAATCAACTCCGCCACCTTTGCTTAATATGGTTACCAATGTGCCAGGTATATTTGCTACGGGAACATACAGACCAGCCTCTGGAGATGTATAAGCATTTCCTTGAGAATCTCTAATAATGCCGTCTTTAACAGTTCCCTTCCCTCCCTTTATAGCCAAAGGCTCTACCTTACCAAACTCATCCAACACATTACCTGTATACTTACCTCCACCAGTAAATCCTCCGCCACCAAAGTTGAATGTCATACCTGATGTAGGCATCTTATACATATCTCTCTTACCCGTAAATTGCTTACCACTTCTGTGCTGATATAAAAAGTCGTAAAGAACAGCCTTGCCTACCATCTGAGCTTGTGGGCTGTTAAGAGATAGCTTAGATGGTTCAGGAGCTTCTCCTGCTGTAGGGAGAACCTGCTTGTTGTACTCGTTTAAGTGAGCTCTAATCTGAGAGTTTAACCAGTCTTTTACTGGCTGACCGCCTTCGTCTATAAACTGCTGATATACATCATCGGGAACAACTTTTACTTCCTGCCCTTCGTGCATAATTGGCTTCCCGTTATCTGTAGCAATTTCGCTTACAGGCTCAAATTCACCAGTCTCTTCGTTCACTACTTCCCAAGGCATTCTAGTAATCTTAGTAGTAGACTCAATAAGTCTTCCGCTTTTATCTCTTGTAGTTGTCTTTCTGTCTTCTTGAATTGGCTTAAATCCTTTTAAAGCACTTATTATACCAGCTGCCTTTGTTATATCTGTTCCCTTCTCTTCTATCGCCTTGTCAAATATAGATTGGTCATACTGGACTTCGCTCAAGTCCTTCATAGTTCCATCTTCGTTAAAATATATTTTTTTGTAAACTTCGTCTTTCAGTGTTGGGAGGTCGTAAAAGTCCTTGTTATATTTTTCAAGGTTTTTGTCTACCATTCCCTTTATGGTCTTAGAGGTAAGTGCGTATTGCTGTATTTTATTTATTTCGGGAAAAAGTGCAGCAGAAAGCATTGCATTGTTCATCCCTTTGTTTTCATTTATCAGATTTAAACCTTTTTGGTATACATTATTAAATCTTCTCAATACCTCTGGGTCTGTGGGAGCTCCTGACAGATAATCTTTAGACTGAGACATACTAGAAAGCATAGTCTCCATAGCCTTAGCACCAGCCTTAGCCTCTTCGTCTGCCTTTGCTTTAGCAGCGGCTTCAGCCTTTCTCTGTGCACCTAAAGTTTCTCCTGCCTTATATATTCCCTCAAACTTCTGTTCGGGGATTATAAAATTACTTACATCTAGTTGAGCCATATCAGAATAATAATGGGTTAAAATTACTTAACGAGTTTGCCGCCTGCAAGTTATTATACATCTGCTGGAACGGAGTAGCACCTTGGAAGTTTCTTGGGTCGTAAGAATTAGTCACGTAAAACATTGGCTGGTCTGGGGAAGTCCTAGCCTGTCCTCCAGCCGTCATAGAAGTGCCAGCATATGGGCTTCTGCCAAACATATTTAATCCACCAACATTAGCTTCTGTCTCTGGAGCATTTGCCTTTGTCATCTTACTGTCAAACATTCCCTTAAACATACTACCTGGCTTCATTCCAGCAGATAGACCAAAATTCAAGCCAGCCATACCTATGTTTGCAACATCTCCTGCATTTGCAGCTCTGTTTTGAGCTATAGCCCCTTCTATATCTAAATTTCTCTGAAACTCTGCCATCTTTTGTGCGTCATCATACTGCTGAGCAGCCATTGCATTCTGATATCTTCTTTGATAGTCAGCTAAATCTTGTTGCTGAAGTTGATTAAACGCCTGAGTACCCATCTCAGTAGCTTTAGCTCCGCCAAGAAGCAGTTGATTTATATTAGCAGCAGACCTCTGAGTATTAGCTACTTGATTTTGTATGTTCTGGAAAATATTTCTTTCAGCCTGTGTGTACCCAGGCATTTTTGCGTTAAGCAATGTCTTAGCGAATCCTGCCTGCGGAGTAAATTTAGGCATATTCCTTTGAGCTTCTCTCAACTGTCTGTTTGCTTTTGCTCTTTGAAGAGCCTTGGCTATACTGCCTCCTACTGTAAGTGCTCCTCCTATAATTATTGGCATATCTATTAGTTTTTATAAATTAAAATATTGTCTTCTTGTGCTATTAGCTGCATTTTATTTTTTTCAAAGAAACGGGAACATCTAGTATTGTTATTGTATATCATTGCAACAATCTCTCCTTCAAATAGCTCTGTCACTTTTTCCCACCACAAATTTAATACTTCTTTTCTTCTAAACTCTTTAATTATAGCAAACGAATACAATAAATTGTCCAACTTACTTATATAACCAATAACACTGTCGTCACTTTTTACTGCATAATTTTCCATGCCATACAAAGAGTCGGTGTCACATATTCTGTCGTATGTCATCTCAACGCATTCGTCTAAACTATTGTTTTTAGATATAATGTTTATGCTATGATAATTATCTATAAGCTCAGTATCATCTTTGTAGCATAAATATATTATATTTTTCAGTTCGTTTAAATCTATTTTTTCAAAATTTATCATGTCGTATGTCCTCTAGATGCTTGGAATCCTATATTTAAATACTTTAATTCGCAGGGAACTGTTGTCACATCGAACTCAAGCATTATCTTCATTGCCACATTTCTCATCTTCTCAAACGTCAACAGCCCGTCTGTTGTAAATCCAGTGTTTGTAGGCACGATTTTGTTTCTGTATAATGAAGCATAGTACACCCCTTCCCAATCTCTGTAATCTATGTCTTCCAAGTCAGATGTCTGTAAGTAAGGGAAGTCGTTGTAGAAATATGTAAACACAGGAATCATGTTACTTTCTACGGTGACATTGTTGTAAACCTTTGGTCTGCTAGGGAACTGGTTGGATACAACCATTATTCTAGATGGGGAAGTCTCACCATAAAACTCGTTATACGAGTCTGTCTGATTGTGAAGATATAGCTGACCTTCCTTCATCGAATAAAGGTTATTAGTTACACATCCAAAGCTTTCTGCACAGAACATATAAGCTCCTTGCCAGTGTGGCTGTGTTACCCCATTTTCTATATTGTATACGATTGTCTTTGTCTGACCGTCCCATATATCAAATGGATATATTTCAGACGGATAGTCGGGAAGATATCCTTTAGGAGGTTCTTCAAGAAGCTTTGGTATAGATATCAAAAGCTCAAGATGACTGGCATCTACTGTAGAGAATATAAAAGGACGACTTCCCAAAGCCTCTATCTCAGCCTTTGTCATACTTATATACTGCTTAAAGAATGCCTTCCAGAATCTTGTCATCTTATTCTGTGATATAGGGAACAGCCCATTTTCAGAGTATTGAGCCCATACGCCTCTGTTAGCATCGCCCCAATAAACTCTACCTCTAAACTCCACCACAGACTCTGGATTGATAGTACCAAGACTTCCCTTCAATGTATTGACAGTACTAATTACTTGAGAAGATGCACCAAAGAATTGAGTAGCTCCTGTAGAATCTATAATCTGAGTCTCTCCCAAATACATAGAATTAGTTTCAGCTGTACATATAGACAGCATCACATTACCTTCTCCCTGAATCTTAGATGTAAGCTGAATCTTTTGTATAGAGCCGCAATCTTGAGGGACTGTCTTTTCATTTAATAATCTAAATGTACTTGTCCCATTTATTCTACTTTCTGGTATATATACATCGCTCCATGAAACAGACTGCGTTCTTACAGATTGACCAAGCTTTGTAATGAAGTTTGTCTTCCCAGCATCTGTAGCCCATATCTTATAATACAAATCATTTGGGCTCATAGCATCAGACAGATACGAGTTCCCATTATAACTCCTACTCAATATATAAGAATCTGGATTAAAATATCCAAAAAGTATGGTATATGCTCTTGATAATGTACCTGGACTATCTACTTTATATATATCTCCTACTTCATAAAAAGGTTCTTGCTCTGTTGTTTTATATGGGCTATAAATCTCATAAACAAACTTTATGGAAGACAATGAACCTATGTCTTGGAATTTCAATAAAATATAATTATTGTCCTGTCCAATAACAGGTAAATTATATGTTGCATATAAAATACCAAGGTCTTTAGTTAATATACATACATCCCCTTCATTATAAATATATCCTAAATTATTTTGAATTAAAGCCGCTGTATTTATAGCTAATGCTTGAGTATTGCCAGAAACTATAGTAGAGCTGTACTGCCAATTCCCGTTTGTATCTTTTGTCGCATACTTCATTTCATTTGTAAATGAAGACACAAAAAATCTTTTTGTTTGATTTTTTGTTATAACAGGAGCATAATAATATGCCCACTCTGGTATTTCGTCTAGCTGATTGGCAGAATTCAATTCCCACTTAAAATTACTCAAGGCTGAACTATATGTATAACTTCTCTCTGTGGTAGTTATTATACAATCATTATTTGTAACTACACCACACTTCCTCATAGCGTAATCATAAAATACGATACCACTTTTATACATAGACAATTGTGGCATTGCATTGTAAATAGTTTGCGTAGAATTAGTTACAGAACACAATGTACCATTATCATTAAGAAATACTACATTAGCAATATAATTAGATGGCTTTGTATTACTTACTACTTCTGATAATGTAGCCCCCTTCCATGTTAATCCAGTCACATAATCTACTGTAATTGGAGCTGGTGTGATTGGGGTTGGCAATATGCCAATATAAGTTGTGACATCAGAGCCATTGACTAAATAATACCCAGGTAAAGACACCCATGATAAATACAAATACCAGCCAGCATATCCATATTTATATGACGGAGGCATTGTTGCCCCAAAAGTTTCACCGTGTTGTAATTTTAATAATTCAACATTTTGTGTAGAAATTATTGGATTTATTATATCTCCATAATTTAACGACATGGATGTACTCAAAGGAGTATTATAACCTTCTGTATTATTAGCTAGGAAGTATCTATTTTTTGCTATTTCATGAGACTGGGAATACACTGGTACATTATCAAACGGTCTTAATATATCATCAGATGGTATATATTCGCCAGTTATCGAATTATAAAAATTAAATGATAAAACAGCTACCCCATTATTTTGATTATTTATTGCTGTTAAATCATCAGGATTATCTTTATCCCAAGTTTTTACTATAAAGCCATTGTTTGTATCGCTAAATCTAGCTATTAGATTAACATACTTTACTGTGTTTGGTATAATTTCAGAAGAATCCATTGACACAATAATTCTGTTATAAGTGTCATTAACATTATTTAATCGGGAAGATGCACTATATGCACCAATTACGCTAGTCTCATAATCATAGTATTGATACTGAAATGCAAACTGAAATGATTGATTAAATATGAAATTATCTTTAAACGCAGTGTCAGTATCCTTAACAAAATTAGCAGCATATGATGGAGGAGGCTTTATCATTGTTATCTCTGAAAAGTTCAGAGGGAACTGATAAGGCTGAGCTGTTGTAATAAATGTAGGGTCATTAGCAACTATGCCTGACTCCATGTTTATTTTTCTTGGCTCGTTGTTTGTCCCGTCTACCCAGGATAGTATGTTGTTGCTTATTCTTGCACTGTGAATTATAGAGTCTTTGCTAAAGTTTAATCCTCCTTCAACTTGGGAAGATGTGAGAACCTGATATATAGTGTTAGTATCAGTATAAACACAAAGAATCTTATCTTCCCCGCCTAATGTATCGCAGTTGAAGTAAGCCATTCTTTTGTTTTCAATATCTTCTGCTACTCCTATTGTCAAGTATTCGTTTGCGGGAGCAACTAGTCTAACTGAAAATCCAGAAGCCTTTTTAGAAAGTGCGTCAAAAGATAAATCAGCGGTATCGTAACTTAATATTTTACAGTAAGCCTGGTCTAACGTAGGGTCTCCAACTGTTGTCCATAAGTATGCATAGTCGCCATATTCAACAAATGTCCCTAACGCATTTCTTCTACCATGAGGCAGTCCAGTAAATCCACTGCTATTATCAGCCCCAGTATTGGGGAAGTTCCAAATGTCTAAAGACTTCATATGCCCCCCAGCTACAGATGCTCCACCTAAATACGTAGCTAAGTCATCGTAATCTGTATCTGACGGGACACTCCATCCGAAAGGAGCTATACCTCTTGGGTCTATAACGGCATACCAGTTATAAAGTTTTATCCCAGTAGAAGAGTCATTATTATACCAGCACCAAGCTCCACTAGTTAAAGATGCCCAGTTAGATGGGTTTGTTTCTTCTGGTATTGGGTCTCCGTTTCTGTATTCTGTTACATCTAAGTTATATAGTGACCACTTTTGATTACCAATAACAACATGGGGAATATCTGCTGGAGCAGGGATGAGTAAATTACTTCCTACGCTTTCAACAGTTCCAACAACACCAGCATCCGTAGTTGCTGTCCTGAAATTTTCCATGTTCACCCAAGAATTTTGGGGAACTACAAAGTCTGCCGAATCTGCGTCTAGCATACTATCGTTAGACAAAAAATATTTCTTTTCGTTCTGCATACTTACGGAGGTGTTGTTTCTTTAAAATATATTTTATCTTCTGTAGTCAAATAAAATGTAGTGTCGTCATACATAAACATTTTAGCTCCTTGTGGGTCAAAAAGAACGATGTCGCCAACAGCATACATATCAGTAAGGTCATTTGCTATCTCTACATACCCAAATAAAAAATCATTATTGTCCATAACAATCCCCCAACCACTAGATGATTGAGTCAGTACTATTTGATTTTTATTTATTACTATGTCTGGAGCTGCCATTTTTTTTAATCTATGCTAAAATAATAATCTAAACTGCCAGATGTCTCTATATATATTTCTTGATTAGGCATAATTTTAATAGGGACGTTGCTAATGTATGCCTCTTGAGCATTTATAGTAAACTGGTCTCCTGTTATAAAAACACCTGGATATACAGTAGGCTCACAAACAGAAACACTGACGGTTATAGCAGAGCCACTTCTATTTGACAATATAAGCGACAGTATAGTTGCTGGAATGTTATATCCAGTAATTACAGCAGTCGTAGATGTATTTCCTTTCTTTACTGGCATTATTAGTTTTTAACAGCAGCCATGTAATTTCTTCTGGCAATATTTTTAATGTCCATAGATGTCAAGTCATTTAACTTGGCTCTAAGAAGTCTTCTTTCGCTAAAATATGTTCTAGCCTCGTAACTTTCTCTCATAGCAGCATTCTTAGATGTCTTCCAGTCTATATAAGCTTGAATGCAACTAAACGCCAACATATCTACCTGAGTAGCATTATCTACACTTTGACCGTCAGATATATATAGCAAAACAACACTTTCTCCTGTAAATGTTTCTGTAAGCTGTATCTGCCTTCTTTCTTTAACAACTTTGTATCCGTTAGCTCTTTCTCCACCGCTAGCACCATAAAATCTTCCTGTGGGTTCTCCATAGTCATTTACATTCCAATACCAAAGCCAGCTTGGATTTATACCAAAAACTGTTTCTGGCTGACCTTTGGTTCTATCTTTGTATGGTATATATTGACCTGTCGCAGGGTCAGTGATTCTTAATGGGGTGATACTATCATTTTTGGGAACTGGCTTTAAAAAGTTTCCCACTGGTATAGACAAAGCGATGTCATCAACAAAGTCGTCTGGCAAGTCTACTGCGTAATAATTATTTATGGGAAGAGTTACTGAGTTTATAATCTTCAAAGTATCTGTAGTCAATTGTCTTATACATGATGCAGCGTGCAACATATACTCTGCATAATAATGTATAGGATAGCCCTTCTCTAAAAGGCTTCTCCTAACAATCATATCTAAGTTTGCGTATGTCATTATGATTGAGCTTGGTTTCTAAGTGGTATATTCTTCTCTTCCTTTGCTGTCGCAGAAACAACTTTGTCTGCAAGAGGCTGTGTTATGTAAAGCTTGTAAACTTCTTGAACAATTTGCCATTCCATTTCTGGTGGCACAGGGAGAACATCATAGTCACTATAATTAGAGATGTCCATAATTATCATCTCTATAATTACAGATGTTGGATGACCCGCATCAGTAATATCCTTCGTAAAATAAATATCATTCCCTCTAACCTCATAACCAGTCTGACCTAACAAATCATTTATCATTAATTGCGAACGAAGTAAATTAGATTGTCCCATCTGCAATGGGATAAATTCTTTTTCAGGTGAATCTTCTAAATATACTGACCATACGCCCATATTTCTTGGCAACATCATTGGCTTTACTGGCAAAGATGCCTTGCTTTTATTGTTAGATGTCTGTACTACTGGTATATTTTCATATCTAGCCACAACTGTGCCGTTGGGAATTGCTTCCCCAGTTTTCATATTAACGCTTAGATACTCAGTCTTAAGCATCTGATTAATAACCTGAGCACAGCTTATTTTTAATTCATTTAAGCTTATGCTAGAAGCAACGCCAGGGTCTCCACCTTCAATAAGTGAATAAACCTGTTCCGCTAAACGATAAATTGTCTGTGCCATTAAACCATATTTTGTGATACGAAGTTAGATTGATTTTTCAACTCTGCATATTGTAAAATATCTTGCTCCCCAATATTTATACCAATACTAGACAACGCTTTCATCAACACAGCGTTTTGCCAGTTTTCTGCCCACTCTAACTGAGGAGACAAAACTTCATCAATTAAAATAACCCTTCCGCCTACTACCGTGTATACTGTAGCTAGCTGCTGTGGCTTTCTGAAATATACAACCCTGCCAGTGTACCCAACCTTTGGATACAATTGATATTGAGACAAAGTAACTGCCTCTCCTATAGGGAACTCGGCAGTAACAGGGTCTATTTGAGACATTAGCCTAAAAGACATTTCGTCCTCATTGTAAAGCTTTACCGATACATAATTATCTACGCTAAACGAATCTGTAAATACGATTTGAATATCAAGAAGCGTAACAAAGTCAGGATTGGTAACAGTAATAAGCCCGTTTGTTGAAGTAGAAGGGGTGAATGTGTACTTTTCTCTAAATGGTGATAATGCGTCTTTGACCCTTTGAGATGTTGCGTATTGAGGAGTTAAATCTTCAAATAAAGAAAGTTGAGCTCTATTTACAATTAAATCAAGCTCTGGTATAGTATACCAAGCCCCAGTAAATTTATTTATCCAGAAATTTAAAAAGTCAAAGGATTCCTGTATATTCATTGGGAGTTATTTTCCCAAAACTAATATTTTTTTTAATCCAAAACTTCTTTACCAAATATTTTGTTTTGAGGTAATATAGTAAAAGGCTTCTCGTTTATTTGATATTTTTGGGCTGTCATACCGTTGAAGTAGATTGTATCATTGTCTTTTACATCTATTGAATTTTCCGTTGTTTTGGGAAATCCTATATGCATGACGCTGGTTTCTGCCGCCTTTTTTATCTTTTTTAACTTAGCAGGTATTATTAATTGACTTTCCGTAAATGTCCCAGCCATAACATACCCGTTTACCATAATAATTTTACCGTCCCTTATAACACCAAATATCTTAGTGATATCAGCAAGGAAGTACTCTTCTCCATTATAAAAGAATCTGTTTCTGTAAACAGGGTCTGCATTTTCTCCAGGTATAACAAAGTCATGTATGATACTGTAACTGAAAATAGCGGTATCGCCAACCATCATGTCTTTTGTGCTGAATCCTTTGTAACCTATTTTCCAGTCAGTTATTATCTTGGGAAGACTTACTATTTCTCCAACAATATTTACTAAGTCTACACTGTCGACCGAGCTACCATTTTGTATAGCAGAAAGCTGAAGTAACTTACTAATATTCCCAATGTATTTTGTCTTCACTTTTACTACTAGATTGTTCATTGGAGACTGTATCATACTTGTAGTCTTTATATTTTGGATTGTCTTTTATAATGTAGTTAAGAGCCCAATTACTCATATCGTCAGATATGGTCAAAAGGTCTGTGTCGCAGTGCTTTAATCCTGGAACATAGCTTCCCCTAAGAGTACTATTTATTGTAACGTAAAGATAGTACCCAGCTATAGGGAAGTGAGTCAAGTCTCTTTCTGGCTTGAACGTAATTTTACCTACGTAATGGGGAAACCCTCTTTGCAAGACGTAATCTTCACCGTCTTCTTGATATATTATGTATGGCTTCATAAATTAAGATTCATTTACTATAGCCCAAATATCACCAACTGGGAATCCAGAGCCGTTTAACCAAAGGCACTTCTTCCCATTATAGATTTGAAGTGAGCCCATCTTATCTGGGAACATTACAATGTCTCCAACTTTATAAATAGATGATAATTCGTCTGAAACTTCTACAACTTCAGCTTTAGCAAGCTCAGTTTCGATAAGCTCGATATTCGTTTCAGTTACGTAGTTTTTTGATTCTACGGGACATACTAAAAGCTTTGTCCCTACTGGCTTTAATTTCATTTTATTGATTTGAATTTTTACAAATGTAATTCGATATTGCTTTGGAGCAAAATTTTTTCTCCATTAATATCCTTTTTTATTATTTTAAAATATCTATTGCCGACATTGTACTTATATTTCATTACCTCTATAAGAGATTTTTTCGCCTCCTCTTCACTCATTCTTGTTGTTACAAAACTATACTTAACGGCAGAATCTATCATTAAAATATACTTTGCTTTTTTGTACTTCCCAAAGTTCATTGAAGCAATTTCTTCAAAATTGATGTCTAATAACTTCATTGCTGTTTTTTTTGTAGCTTTTCTTTGTAAAATTTAATCTTATATTTTTTGTAGGTAACTTTCTCTTTCATGTCTATGAATTCTTCGTAAGACATGATTATAATGTACGCAGATACAGAGAGTAAAAGCATACCAACAGAAAAATAAAGAATTATCATTTTATTTATTTTTGTCGTCTACCATAATAACCTCTTCTCCTTTTATCATTGATAAAATTAAGTCTTCTATAAATTCTTTTTGCTTATTATCCAAGTGAATTAACTTGTCCATAATAGCATCTAACGATATAGAGTCCTCTAACTCCTTTGCCAATAGTCCCCTGTTTTCATTAGAGAGCCTTGACTTTACATCAGATATAATCCAGTCACACTTTTGGATATACTGATTAAAGATAGCCTTTACTTCCCCTTTAGTCCCATACCTTACATCTTCAAGATATTGTTTTGCTAAGTTTATATGATGCAACGCTTTAGCTAGGGAATAAGTGTTGTCTGAAAAAATCTCTTTTGCCATAAATTTAAATTTGTTTTTCGTGGAACATTAAAACGGCAAGTCCGTCTCTTTGTGTTGTTGATTTTGTGTTTTTGTATGAATAATTCCTTTGTTGAGTTCATGATTCTTGAATTGCATAGTGCTTCCCGTAAACTCAAGACCAATGTTTTTAGTTGTCCCGTGCCTGTTTTTAGCTATAGAGCATATTGCTAACCTTTGAGTAGGGAACTCGGTAGAGCCAATCTGTATAGGCTCTGTCATTCCATAGTATTCTGGTCGCATTAAAAACAAAACACTGTCGGCATCCTGTTCAATAGCTCCAGACTCTCTAAGGTCACTAAGCTGAGGCATCTTATCAGGTCTTGACTCTACCGCACGACTTAGCTGACTTAGTGCTATCACAGGTATCTCAAGCTCCTTAGCAATTACCTTAAGACCTCTACTTATGTCAGACACAATCTGCTCTCTGTTCTTCCCCTTCGCATCAACTCCAGACATAAGCTGAATATAGTCGACAATTATATACCCAATATTATGCTTTTTCTTTAATATAGAAGCTCTTGTTCTTATGTCTCTTATGTTCATACTCGTTTTATCCTCTATGAAGATGGGAGAATTTGATATTTTTTCTACAGACTCTCCAAGCATAGTATCTTCATGCTGTGTAGTATGACCGTTTCTAATTCTTTCGTGGGGAATACCTGTGTCCATAGATACAAGCCTCCTTACTAACTGTATACCATCCATCTCTAAACTAAACCATGCACAAGGTATATCTCTAAGAACAGATGTGTTATAAGTTATTGATAATGATAGAGCTGTCTTCCCTGCACCTGGTCTGGCGGCAACAATAATAAGGTCGGGAGAAACTAAGCCATTAGTTACTAAATCAAGCTCATCGATTCCCGTCTTTATACCTAAAACACCAGTCTCCTTTACCATAGCGTGCTGGTCTAAAACCCTCATCCCATAATAGGCTATATCCTTAGACATCCCTTTCAATACCTTCTCTTGAGACTTTTGTATCTTGTCGTCAGTTGTGCTTATCAAGTCAAAAACATCTGTCTCGTCTAACATAGCCTTGGTTAATGTCTCATGACCTATAGCCATCATTTCCCTTTTTAGGTACAGTTCAGACAGGTATAAAACATGATTTTCTATGTTAGCTGTACTTACTACAGAGTTGGTTAATTTCATGAGCCCGTAACCCCCTCCAACCAATTCCGCATTATTTTGCCTTTTAAGCTCCTCTAACACCGTAACCATGTCAACACACCGCCCCCCATCATAAAGTGCCACCACGGCTCTAAAAACAGCCTTAGAATCGATTTTATAAAACATATCCTCGAAAAGTTTCCCCATAACCAGGTTTAGGCATGACGGGTCGACTAAAATTGCCCCTAAAATCGCTTCTTCGATTTCCGAGTAGTTTGGGGGTAGTTGTTCGTTTATCATTTTAGTACAATTTTGACTTTAGTTGGGTCTATATCGCTTGTTCTTTGCTTCTTCCCTTCTTCGATAGATTTCCAGTTTGTTATGAACCTGTTTGCTAGGTGAGTGTAGTTGACTATAGGGGAATTGTTAGAGAACCATCCTACAGCATCGTACTTTTCGTAAAATGACTTTGCCATCTCCTTTGTTCCCCCAGCTCCAAGAAAAAATTGTAATACAGCTTCTTTGGTGGGAATATTTGGCTGTCGAAATAAATTTGAATTTAAAAGTGGGCTTTCTTTATTACTCTCTTTCTTTTCATTTCCTTTCCTTTCCTTTCCTTTGTTCAACTGCGGTTCACTTTCGGTTGAACTGCGGTTCAACTGCGGTTCAACTGCGGTTAAATTTTCACTTGTTGATTCGCCATTAAATATTTTTTTTCTAGCAATCCCACTCTTCTTACCTTTCTCAGAATTAATAGCTTTTATATTATTTAAGTTTTCAATACTTTTTAATAGTCTAATACTGAAAAATCCAGTATCGTCAAATTCAAATAGTTCAAATTCTTTAATTACTGCTTGAACTTTAACTTCTGTAGTTTGCATTTGCATAGCTAAAACAGGAACTATTTTAAAAGGCAGTCTACCTCCTGCATCAGCTAAAGACTCAACTAAATACCAATAAATGCCATATCCTTCCATCCCTAATTGCTGACGCATAAATAAAATTTTAACATCATCATGAGCATTATAGTCATGAGAAAAAAAATAAGTATTCTTTTTCATAATAAAAAAAGAGGAAGCCCTATTGTTGCTAAAGTATTTTATGTCAGCTTAGAAAAAAGCAGATTGGATACCAATAGAACTTCCCAGTATTTTAAAAATTTTGAATGAAAATATAAGAACATAAAAACTTTAGCACAACAAACCTACATACTAAAAATTAATTGGCAAAATATTTTTTTAATACTCATTTTTTGTTGGCATAATCCAGCAGTCGTAGTCGTTTACATTGAATAGCTGCGAAGACTTTAAGTATTCGTTTTTTTGACATCTCTGAAAATAATTTTTAACCAAGGATTTGGGGAATCCTGTAGTCTCTTCGATTTCTTCTTGACTTAAACCAAGTTTATAATAGTCGTAGACTATTTCTTTTTTTGTTTTTTGCATTAGTTTGTTTTGTGAAAATTAAAAATCATCTTGACACCAAATAGGAGTCTGTTCCCCAACATATCCTCCTCTCATATTAAATTCAAAAAACTCTATAGCGTCATCTAAATCAAGTCCATCTTCAATGAGTGTATCTAAGATACTTTTTATGGAATAAATCAATCTGATATTCCCATCCCAACTATATTCAAATCCTAAAATGCATTCATCAAACCCGTCTGCCTTCAATATTTCAGCGTCAGGGAACATCTCAACGATGTCTTGTAGTTTTGTTCTTTCTTCCATCTTTGCTATCGTTTTTAGTTTGTAAAATAATTTCTTTTTGTACATACTCTTCGCTTATTAGCGACTTGTTGCAACCGAATCTATTCCCTTCTTCATCCTCAGCAATAATTACATTGTCATGGTCGCTTATGACTTTTATCTTATCGCCCTTGCTAGCATACTTGGTTTTCCCTGAAGAGCTATAAAAGTCGTCTTTCAAATAATAAATCATTTTACAAGCTTGTAGTTTTTACATACTTGATAAATAGCTTCAGCCATGTACCCACATCCTATTTTCCCTTTCAAATAGTTTGATACAGTTGTCCCTGAAATAGATAACTCTGAAGCTATCTTCCACATCAATCTTGTCTCCTCCCCCTCCGTTAATACAACTCCATTTAACTTCTTTGCTATTTCTTTTTTTCTTTTTTCATAGTTCTCTATAGGTGTCATTGTTATAACTTTTAGACAAAGTAAGTGTTAATTTATTTACTGGCAAAATATTTTTTAAATATTTTTTTATTTTGTAGATTTGTACAAACATAAGACAATGAGTATAATACCAAGAAGTAAGTTTGGGGACTGTTCTATATGCAATAAGAAGTCTACTAATTGCGTTAAGTCAGGGAAGCAATTGATATGCTTGATATGCAATGATACTATCAAAAAGAAAAGAATGCTGGACAAGGCAGAAGGTAAGTCTGTTAAAAAAAGTATAGATGTAGATGAGATTAACAAAGATTCTTTGATATCAGATTTAGATACTGTATTTTCAAGATACATAAGAATAAGAGAGTCTGACACAAATGGCAATGCAATGTGTTATACCTGTGATACTAAAATGCATTGGACTAAACTACAGGCTGGTCATTTTATAAAAAGAGGGAACATGGGGCTAAGATGGGATGTTAGAAATGCAAAGCCTCAATGCGTTAGATGTAACTGTGAATTACACGGGAATATGGATGTTTATGAAGAAAGGCTTGAGAACGAGTTCCCAGGCACAGTTGATGCATTAAGAGAAGAAGGAAGTGATGTACATAAATGGACTAGGGAAGAAATGAAATCAACTCTTATATCATTGAGAGCAAAATTAAAGATGGCTGAGATTAGACTGATAAAGCAATAGGCTCTGCGACTTTATTGGATTTACATTTATTATCAAAAATTCTTTTCTGTACTTCCATTTTTTAATTAAAAAGGCTTCTGTTCCGCTGTTAGCATCTCCAGCATAATATACCTTTCTGTGGTTATCTCCATTGTTTATAATAGACTTTAGCCTGTCAGTCTTTATAAACCATATCTCACTATCTTTTACAAAGTATGTAACAAAGTAGTCTGCCTTAGTTACGTATATGCCAGACGGTTTGTTTCTGCATTTTGTCTCAACGAAATAATTTCCTGTATTAGGGAATAGGTCAGTCTTACACTCGTAGGTAACTAATTTATCCTTATAGGAAAGAATAAGGTCATGCTTGTTATCATGACCTCTGGATACAAACTTTCCTCCCATAAGTTTAAGTTGCTCTAATATTATATCTTCCCCCTTTTGACCTATTACAAGGTCTTTACTAAATTTGTAATTTGCCATATCGTTTGTTTATAATAATCCTCTGTAATACCCACCAAATTTAATCTTTAGCATCTTATCTAACTCTTCGTTGTTCTCTAAACATTTTTGAGCATAAGGTGGAACTGCATATGTTTTATATTCATGCGGATATATCTTTCTAAACTTCCCGTCTACAAGAAATCCAATTAAAGCACCGCCACCATATTGATAAGCCATATAAACTGGATATCCTCTTTCTACTTTATTGTTAACTACAATATCATAACTTCTTTTAACTGCAAACCTTTTTTCATCTTCCTTTTTAGGAATTTTTATTGGGAGAACTTCGTTGTTATTAACAGTATCATTATTCAAAGCTCTTGATACAAGAGATGGTGGGATTATATGCAAAATCTCATTCCTTAAAACCTGTTCAGACGCTGTTAGAAGCATATATGGCTTAACTACAACGGGAATGTATAAAGGAATATTTACAAGGTCTCCATAATATTCGCTGGATGTATCTATGCACTTGTACTCGTTAACTATTATCGGGCAGATTCTTGTGTCATACATCGGCATAGGAGCATTAGCGTTAATTATCTGGTTCTCAAGTTCCCTCTGATAGAACCTGTACTCATCAATCTCTTGATAGTAATTCCTAAAGCTAATATCTACATACTTAGGCTTTGGCTTACCTGCTGAAAATTGTGAAGGCAGCTTTGCTACTTCCCTTCTTATTACTGAAAACATTTTTCTAGCTTGCATCTGCATCTCAAAAACATCTCTCTTCTCAGATTCGGTAACAACCTCTCTGCTTCTTGTTTTTAAGTAATCTTTATTGCTTTCGTAATAATTATAAACCTTTAATGCATTTTTGTATACAGTCAAGCTATCAGACTCTGTAGGGCAATCAACTAATGTATTGTAAACATCTCTACACTGGGAGTAAGTGTAATTAAAAATAAACACAAGGAGTATAGTATAAATGGTTTTCATAGGATATAGAATGTTCCTATTGCAATACTTATACCATCATGTAGTGTTTGACAAATTTACACATAATTTTATTGTAAATTAAATATTTAATATCTCCTCTGTCTTAATTATTTTGCCATCGTAGATATCTTTTTCTTTGTTCATGAAACACAATAATATATACAACGAAGCAACGTCATCATAGCTTAATTCTCTTTCTAATCTTTTTTCAAATTTAATACCATTGCCATTGTCTATTGCCCTAATAACAACTTCATTCGCACTACATTCAGACCATTCCCCATTTGAAGAAGTTTTTATAGTGTAACAGGTAACTCCTTTATCATTTATAATTTCATAGGCATTGTAATCAATTACATCGTCCCCGCTTGTTAAATTTAAAACCTTGTAAGTGTTTATTTCCATAAATATATTTTTAGTTTTTGCTGAAGTATATCTCTTCACTATTTATGTAAGCATTGAGCATATATTCTTCCTCATTAATTTCCATTATTATTTTACACATATCACATATTCTGTAAAATCTATCTTCTGGATTATCAGATTCATATATGCTCATCTTCAAGTAAACCCAATCATGTAATTCATCTTTGCAGTCACTCATATTACTAAATATTTTGTAGCAAGATAATTACAATTATAGAATTTAATTGCACTCATCTTTATTGTCTATATCTCTTAAAAAACTAAGAAAGTCGAATTGTTTTTTAGGCTTTTGAAGTTCTTCACTTAGTTGTAATATTACATTTTCCCAAGACTCATTCTGATATCCTGCTGCTATGACTAAGCCCTTAAATGAATTTAATAACTCCAACAGGTCTATTTCATTTGACGGGAATTCTACCATAAATTTAGTTCCGTAATGCTCAAAGCTGATTTTAGTGTTTTGTTCCATTTTGTTTGTTTTTAATTGTTATTCTATTGTATTTATAAAATCTTCTCCTTTATTTATCAAAACTATTAAAGTGTCTATGCTTTTAGACTTTATTATTTGTTTTGAATCTATATCGTTCCAGTATTGATTGTACTTGTCTCTGGGAATTGCTGCCCATAGCTTTGTAAATGGGTTATAATGAAATATATAGTCGTATAATACTTCCATTTGGCGGATATTTTGTGTAAGTTAAACTAATTTCAAATATCTCCATATACTTGATTTGTAGAATAGTTTATTTTACTTTTAATGTACTGGTGTAGTTCGTTTTTGAGATTTGACTTGTTCCCGAACTTTTCTATTACAGATGCTGGGACATAGATTGTTATGGGAACTCTCAGGTCTTCAGCCTTTGGTCTTCCCCTTTTTTTATCGTTCATTGTATTGATTTTAATATAAATTCTGTTGAAAAGCAATCAATAAGATTTGGCTTATATGGTTCTTCCTTTTCAGCAGGATAGCAAAGCCATACATCTTCAAACATATTATGGGAAGCTATGACCCTATAAGATTTTTTACTGTCAGGAGTTGTGAATATAGTGCCAATCATTACATTGATTTTAATCTTGCTTGGGAAAAAGTGATTTATGTATTCTGTCAAATAGTTCCTGAAACTCAGCAACGCTGTCTATGCTCCAAGACTCAGTTTTGAGAACATAGAAGCACTTCCCTTCTGTTCTGTCAATACCTAAGTCAGATAAACATTTAATTTCCAGAAACTCAGCATCGTCCTGATGGCTCATACAGTTGCCTTCTTGACTAAACTCAAACTTTGCTTCTTCTAATAGTGGCTTTTCCATTTAATAAAGTTTTAATAATCTATTAATTACATCTTGCCCAGTATGCCCATCAAATGGATATGTAGCGGTATCTCTTTCTGGAATATTAAATAAATCCCAATCTTTGGCTTCATAATGATTGCTTATTTGACCTTCGGGAAGATGTGCTACAACAATAAACCAGCCCCCACCAAAACAAAGTTCTCCATCATGGTGTCTCCAGCTTTTGTGAACATCATACATTCGCATATCCATTTTATCCTCTGGTTTACTTATAGTATATCCTCCCCACTGGTTAAACAAAGCCACATTGTATGCCTTTCTGAACTCGTACAACTCTTTAAAAGTATGATAGCCATCGGATATGTTTTCGTCTATTTCAAGTAAAATCGGTTTTCCCGATTTTTCTCCAAAATACATATGATTCATTGCTGCAAAATCAAGCATAGCGTCTATTATCCATTCCCTATCTACTTGATGAAAGTGCATTTCATATAAATCTTCCCTTAAAGCAAGTAATGTATCTGCCTTTTCTTTTAACTCT